GAGCCTGAAGCACCCGTTGCTCCATTAACTCCTGATGTTCCTGACGAGCCAGACGAACCTGACGCTCCTGTCGCTCCATTGATCCCTGAAGTACCTGATGAACCCGATGCTCCTGTAGCTCCATTGACACCAGAAGTACCCGAGGTACCGGATGAACCCGAAGAACCTGACGCTCCTGTTGCTCCGTTAACGCCCGATGTACCACTTGTTCCATCGTTTCCGTTGTAAGCTACCTGAGAAATATTTACCCTAAATGAAGCCGAGTCAGGTATTCCCGATCCCGTAGTAGCATTTAAAGAAATATCTGTAGAAGTTGCTTGCCAGTAGACTTCTACCTCGTCTCCATTGTTAAGCGCCTTGCCTAAAAATTCAAAAGAGATCAAAGTCAGTGAGGGAACACCCACTGATTTTCTGGGTGTAGCTGTAAAAGTGTGTGACGAGTTAGGATAATCAGATCCTTGGTACTTTAACCAGAAGGTAACATCCTCACCAGATCCAGAATTGTTTTCGATCAGACCGTTTACTACCAGAACATAAGTTCCAGCCTTTTCGAGAGTAATAGTACCGCCTGACTGAGAAATCTGGTTAGCTAACTCTGTGTTGTTAAGAGTTACTTTTTGTGGAGTATTGATAACAGAAATTGGCTGATCCTGTGAAGAGAAAAAGGCTCCGTAATATCCAGTAGCACCTCCTGCTCCAGCAGGGCCTTGAGGACCGGTAGCACCAATAATATTTGTTTCAGTACCGTCGGACCTTTTAACATATATGTTATCGTCTGTCTTGGCATATAATGTGGTATAGCCAGCTCCTGGAGTAGCTGCCGTTGCCCCTTGTTGTATTTTTAAAGATCCGCTCATTTTTTACTGTCTTTATTAGATATGTCGGAAGCATCTTTCGCATTCCGATCTTTCATATTTCGTAGTTCGGTTTTTATTCTTAAAACAGTCCACACTACAGTAGATATACCTACCAGAATTTTTACTATCATTTCAATAGTGGTAAAGTTAATGACCAGGAATGCTCCGTAATTGGCCATTAAGGTTTTATCGGTTAAAATCGTCGCTATAGATTCTAAGGTAAGTTTCATATTTTAAGAAGGCATATTGTCATAGAAACTCCAATCTATCGTACCACCTTTGAGATAGATTCTCTTGTGCCATGGAATAGAATAGTCTGGAAGTATCGTTGTCATATCTCCAGAGGTAGGAGACGCAAGTTCTGGAACATCGTTTTGATATTCCATCATATAATTACGAAGCTGTGTCATAAACCAATCTCCTTCAGAAGAATATCTTTCTTGGAGGAACTGGACAGTAGTTAAATCTACAGGTGCTCCAGTCTCGTTGGTTTGGGTAATTACCCCTTGAGATGAGATCTTATAGTTTAACCTCGGTAACACATCTGCGGTCACATAGGAAATCAGGCCTGGCTGAATAAACTGGGTGAGCATAGCTAAGTAGTGCTCATTCCCAGAAGCAGAAATAGTACCAGCAGTAATAAGATCCGCTATTTTGTTGTAAAGATCTGTTCCCACCTGGGGTAAGACCTTAGCTTGCTGCATTTGATAAATCGAATTAGCAATAGGCTTAGAAAAGGTAGACGTTAAGATGTCCGACCTATCTACTAAATTACTCTCCGATATGAATAGGACTATGTTCATACTTGTGGTTGATTTGTTTCTTCAAGATCTCTTGTTGCAACCTCAGCATCCGTGGGATCTTGAATTTCTTCAGTGATACTTTCTTCCGAAACAACCATTGGGTCATATCCAATCAATTCTCTCATTTCGTCTTGGGTTAGTACTTTTTCCAAAATGCTTTCGTTGAATCTAAATGCTACTGGTGATGAATCCCTAAATTCAAGTTCGGTTCCGAATAGTTTATAGAAGATTTCGCTGAACATTAATTGGACTGGCTTGATGGTAGTGTTTAGGAATAGTTCGTATGCGTCCATTAGCTCTGCGCGTCCTCCGAGTTGACCAGCGGTCTTAACCCCGAAAAGCATTGGGGAAACTACCTGTTGGGAGGTTAAGATCATATCTCTGGTCATTTCAGCAAGTGCTAAATACCTTTCGTCGTTATCGTTGTTGGAGATAGGTTCTAACTTAACAGACTCCGAACCGTCAGGAGCAAATACTAAGAATATTTCACCAGCTCCACGAGATCCACCATATTGTCTTTTAATCTCTTTCCAGATGTAGTCCCTTTCTTCCTGTGATTCAGGTACTGGGCCCGACAAAATAACGGACATAGAAGGACTGAAAGAGTTTTGTGCATTGTTAACATGAAAGTTCTGTAGCGTGTAATCCAGCACGATCCAACCAACTCCCGAAATGTACTCGGGTTTAGGATAAATGTTGGTGCCTTGTGCATATCCTCTCCAAACAAACAACTGAGATCCAACTGGTTTTTCTGGGTTGTAAGCTGGGAAGCTAACTGCTTTGTTGTAGGCTTTTCTTGTATCTCCCCAATCGTTAGAGTACCAATACTCTTCTACTTTACCGAATGCATTGGGTCTACCGTATCTAATCTTGGTAACATCTACGTGTTCTGCGTGTGCTATAGATTGTCCGTCCCTGGACCACACCACGTTAATGGCAAAGGTATTCATAAGGAAATAATCGCTAAGCATCTTAACGAGTTCATAGTCTAAGTTGCCTTTGAACATTGGGTAAGATTCTGGATTCTGTACTCCCTCTCCCATAGTGTAGGAAACCTTTCTTTCTAAAATAGCTGCATGAATTGGAGATCTATCCTTAAGCTCTATTAAGAAGTTCGGATAGAGATTATCATTACCCCAATAAACCCATTCTTTTCCGTTGATTATATTTTCGGAATAAGAAGGTATTCTTAACTCTTCGCCGGCTATAGACCGGAACATGATATTTGGTTTATTATCCTTCATAGACTATGTATGTTGGTTGTATTGTTGGGACTGTAGTAGTAAAGTTAGTTGTTCCCTCTACTCTTGCTCTCCCTTGCCATATGATTGTATCTTGTAGATCAGCTAAAAGAAGCAAAGCATCAAACGTAAGCTCAGCTTCTAAAAGTAGAGGATCACACCCGGAATCTACATCTGAAGAAATGGTTACATCCGATGTTATCTCACAGTTTGGAAAAATAATATCGGGTAGTCCTTCTAAGACTGCAACCTTATAATCCGATGAAGGTAAAGTAGAAGGATTTACAGCAAATGTGTAGACTCCTCCTTTGACCGAAGCGTTTATTGTAAAGGAATATGCCTTATTTCCCTCTTCAATCCTATATAACACCATACTAAGTGGTGCCCCATTTGGGGTAAACTTATCCCCTAACCGTAGTCTAACCGTTTGGGATGAAAGGGTATTGTCCAGGATTATCATATACTACTAAATATAGAATTGGTCGAAAACGCTAAGTATAAAAAAAGGGGAAACCGAAGTCTCCCCTTTCTATATTTGAAAGCCTAATAATTAGGCGAGGGTAGAGTTAATTAGATCAGTCCATGAGCTGGAAGCTACAAAGGCTGCGTCTAATGTCTTTGGAGGAGTCTGTTGAATTCCTCTAAACTCAAGGGTGAATCCGTTAAGATCGCCGGCGGCTTGGCCAGACTGACCAGATCCTCCGTTGATATCCATACCGCCGCTTTCGCCGAGGTATACGTATTCTCCAGATTTCAACTTAGCAACAATTACTAAGTTATTTTCTCCCAAGGTTTGTGCGATGTAACGTAGTGATGCATCGTAGTTAGCAAACTGCATAGTCGCGATCATCTCGTAGAATAGAGATGAGTTTTGAATATTAGCTGTTGGCGTAAACGTGATCGAAGATGTCTCTTGCACTTGGGGGTATTGATAAAATACTCCCGTCGCTCCCGCCGTAATCGAATTGATTGCGAGAGTTTCTGCAGATCCAGTGGTGCCTACTGCTGTAACATTGTCGGAATTGGCGACGTAAAAAGTCTCGATTCCGCCAATGCCTTTACAAGCACCAACTGATCTACCGGTCGTTAATTGTGAACATACTGCCATGATATTTCAGTTTTTTTTAGTGCCTTTAGGCTTAGAAGTTAGTTACGAAGTACTGTGGGTAAACTACGGCTGTACCAAGTTTCGCACGGAAAATAAATCTAACGGCGTCTTCGGCGTCAGCGTAGAACAGCTTAAACGTAGAGTAATCTGACACCAAGTCAGTACCCCAGAATAGTAGTTGAGCAGGTCCGAGTACGACTGCATCGTTACTGTTTTCGGCGTAACCAGATTGAGTGCCTGAGTTAGCAAGACCATAAGTTCTAACAACTCTTACATTCGAGAATGGGTACATGAACGTTCCATCGATAGTTACAGAAGGATCGATCCAGTAGTTGTTTAGAGTCTTAAGTGCAGAAACCAAAGTTCTGTACATTGCTGGTGACAACCAAAGAACCAAGTCGTCTCTGTCAAGAACGTCTACGTTCAAAGCAGCAATCATAGAATCAAGAGTTGCTACGATGTTAGAAGCGTTGAAAGCAGTACCAGCGGTAGCACCTGAAGGAACTACGCGAGTTGCTTCGCCAGCCAAGGTCTTGATGAAACCATCAGCGAAAGCCAAGTTACCAGCTCCGGTAGCACCAGAGGTAGAACCTTGCCAAGAAAGTTGAGCAACGATCTTAGAGATCTTCTCAGCTTTTTCATTCGCGATATAAGATTCAAATGGTATGCCCTCTTGGATTGAACCAGGAGTCATTGCTACTTGGATCCACTTTTGTTCCAAAGCGTATGGGTCCAATTGCTCATTAATTTTGAATTTGTCTACGGCGAGTGTAACGGCGTCGAAATCTGTGCTTGATGCACCGGCGGCAAAGCCAGCTGATCCAGCTTGAAGTGCCATATTAGAGTCGAGTGTGTTGATGTTCTCGGCGCTCTTAATGCCAGGCATAATAGAGACGTAGTTAGCAGTAGGATCTGACATCAAAGACTGAGAAAGCAAGTTCTCGTTCGTCTGATTTACATAGTCAGAAAGGGCTGTTACGTCGAAATTGAATTGTAAATCCTTTTTCATGATTTGTATTAGCTATTTTTAAGTTTTTTAATAAATTGTGTTCTGTAGTCTAACAGAGATGCTGCTTTTTCTTCAGTTGAGAAAGCAGTCTTAGAGATAGGTGTTCCTGAAGGTTCTTTCTTAAGTTTGTCAATGTCTGAGCTGAAAGACTTTTGGGTCTTCGCCATTTCCAAAAGGATTTCTTCCATTTTGTCAAGACGCTTTTTCATCTCTTCATTTCCTCCTGCTACCGATTCCACTTTATCTTCTACGATTGAGATAACTTGTTCGATGATAGCTTGAGCTTCCCCTTCTGAGACACCGGCTTCTGAAGCTACTTCTTCTTTAGCTTCTTCCACGATTTCTTCTCTAACTGCACCAACTTCTGCTGCTGCATCTTCGGACATATCTTGTTCTGTCTCTGCGGTTGGACTGTCAGCAACTTTAACATCGTCAATAACGCCTTGTTCGTTAACGACGATAGTGGTACCTGCAGGCTCAGCTAATTCGTGACTACCGGCTGGAGCTGCACTGCGCTCACCAGATTCGGCATCTACGACATAAGCAAGAGATCCTGGTCCCAAGTCTCCTTCAATCTCAACTTTAGTTCCATCAACAAGATCGTACATTGCGAACTTCAACTCATGGTTGAAGACGATCTTTTTAATTGTGTCAAGTAAAGTCATGTTTATAGTGTAAATTATTTTTGAGTTTACATTAGTAAATATATTCCGTGTAAAAACGCTAATTTTTTAGCTTTCACGGATATCTCTAACCCGAGAGGGTAGAATCCATTGTAGGTTTTCTTCGGGTCCCATATACAGACCAATTCGTTTTACCGGTCCTTCTACTGATTCGATGGAAACTACTTTGTACCAATCGCCATCTTGTTCTAATTGAACTTCTTTATTTAGAAACGCCCAGACATTAGCCCATCTGGATTTTTTGTTTTCGCAAGATCTACAAGCCATTATAGTTCTACGTTTTTAAGTATTGAGTCTGCTTTTCTACCGACGTATTCTCCTGTCGGTTCCCAATTGCCTTCGGCATTCTGTTCATAGATTTCGATGATGTATCCTGGATCCTCTGGGGTTCCATTAACCTCGAAGTCTCTACCTGGTACCTTCTTAGATCCCTCCCTGACTATCTCCCGTATTCTACCACGGGGATTTTGGTCTGCTGTAGACCAGCTAACTGCATTTCCAACTTGTAGATCTTCTACGGCGGCGAAGTCTGATGAACCTTGCCATTCAGAAATACAAACTGCATATCGTTGGTCTT